TTAGTATATATGATTGATTTTTACAAGTAAAATTTATTCAGCTGCCTCATCGTCCATATGCATATCGTTTGTTATAAACATCGCATCCCCTATGTGTCGGGTTCGCTTTAATATCTTTCTTTTATAAGCATATTTACCATTTTACCATAGGCTGTCAAGATTAACAATCGTTACATCATAGGTCATTGGAACTATTTCTGCTGCTCTAATATAGCTCTGATTTCCTGTAGCTTTACAGTTCCAATTCCTTTAATCATTCCGATTTTCTCCAGAATCTTGTCTATGTCGATTGCCGGAGCTGCTTTCTTTCCCTGATTGAAGCCCTCGCTTCTGGCTTTCTCTACCCTGTCCTCGACATAGTGTACCAGTTGCTCGTCTGTCATCTTCCGCATTTTGACAGCTTTATCATGTATTTTGTTCTCGTCCTCTGTCCTGCGGCAGCTTCTTGTTTTTCCCATAGTCACGCCTCCTGTATTTTCTTGATGTGCAGCACATAATATTTAACACCCGGCTCTGCTCCCCATTCCGGGTTGCCGGTTCCTTTTGTAAGTGTGCATGTTGCTTTCGCCTGTCTGGAGCTTCTGGAATATCCGTTCCTGAATATAATTTCCTTTTCAGGCGGTGTTGTGTCGCCTACTCCGTCTATGCCTCGAAATAGCCACTGGCACCCGAACACACTTTCAAACCTTGAATCGTAGTACGGTTTTATTTCCCGGTATTCTTCCGTCTTTTCTCCAGACAAAATCATGTCATACCATTTTTTCTTAATCGGCAGTACCAGCATCTTCATCATCTCCTTTATCCTGTTTGCCAGATAATTTATTTATATCGTCTGTCGGGCAGAAAAACCACATCATTATCAGCAGTGCAATCCACATTGAACCATAGTTGAATCTGCTTATATTCCCTCGTATTAAAATCATAAGTCCGCATATAAACCATGGCAAACAATTCCAGTGCTTGTAATAATATGCTTTCAGCCGTTTCCTGATTTTTCTCATGCGTCGCTCCTATTCCTCCCAGAACTGTTCTGCTTTGAATCTATCGCCCATATCCATGAAATAATCAAACAGAAATTCTCTCTGCTTCTTTGTTAGCTCTTTTATGTTTGTGACAATATAGCCGCCGGTTCCAGACGGATTGTGTATCAGGCAATAGCCTTTTACCTGTGCCAGAAAATCACGATACAATCTCATTTCTCCTGTACCCAGATTTTCTTTTCTCCATGCTCTGTATTCTGTTTCAAAGCCTTTCTTCTCGCAGATTTCCTCTGCTGATTCTTCATGCTCTCCGAACGGACTTTCTGTAAATTCTCCGGTTGGAGATAGCCAGCCAAACTCCTTTTCTTCAACTTCTTTAGGTTTCTTATCGGTTCCCGGCAAGATTCCATTGTTGAGATTTTCCATGTGTTTTCGCAGTTTGTCTGTATCAATTTCACGACTGGTTATCTCCTCATAATTAAGGGGCTTGCCGTCCTTTCCGTCTTTCAGCATTACCATACGGCAGGTTCCCCACTCCATTTCAGCAAATCCCAAATTGAAGCACTCCATGACATAAAACAGTCCAATCTTAATTTCAGGATTTCTTATTATCTCCACCATGTCTATAAAATTCTTGTCTGCCAGTGCCTCCCATACCAGATGAAAATAGTAAACGATATTCTTCTCAAATGATTCGCACCTGCCACCAGAGTTGATATTTACCGTAGTGTCGCAGTAATCATTCTTACAGTGGTGTTTACATTCTGTGTTTTTGCATTTCACTTTTCTTGCCATAGTCGCCTCCTACTTCTCCGGGAATTGATACACGATATTCTTTCTGTATGTCGCCGGTCTTTGTGCTTGTGCCGACTGGTCGAAAAATTCATTTGTGTAACATTCTTCCTCGTATGCTCCGCAGAAATCTTTCAAGACCGCCAGACACCTTTCCTTGCTGTCATACTCTGCGATTTCTTCAAGGCAGCCGTCGGAAATGCAGATTGTGTGTCTGACGGTTTCCTGCTTGCCTTTCTTGCTGATGTCCTCGTTATACTCCAGTGCATTAAAAGCTCTACCGAACCACAACACCCTCTCTTTGTTCTGTGATACTATAATCATTCTGATTCCTCCTTTAGCATGGACCGCCCTCTGCCCCATGAAACGCTCCGGCTGGGTATAGCCAGTCCCCTTTTACATAAATATCATCTGTTGTGAACTCTCCTGTAATAAGGCTCCTGATAGCCTCTTTGTCGCCATGATATACGCAGGATTCCGTATCTCCGACAAATTCATCAAGATTACATTTGTTATCAAGTGTGAACCCCAAAACATTTTCATCATTTCGTAAGGCTTCAAAATCCTCTGGGTATAATTCCCTGATTCCAGCAAACAGCTTTGGTGTTGAGAAAATGCACATAGCACAACTGCACCGATTCCAGCCAGCTCTATAACATGGGTGCGGATTTACCTTGTGCCGCTTCAAAACTTCCCAGACATCTTTCTCTGAATAGTCTATTACCGGTCGCCACTGGTGGACTGTCCGTTTCAGTTTCTTTTCAGCGTTGGTTCTGTGTATCTCAATCTCATTATATTTTGACCTTCCGGATGATTCGCCTCTGCGTTCTCCAGACACAACCAATATCTTCACACCTTGCCTCGTCCTATCAAGGTTTGCTGTCACGCTGTCTTGAACGGCTGCTTTTAGATTTCCGCTACACCAGCGTCCCTGATGCGTGCCGCCCTTTGCCGGAAACTTATGCCGCTTGCCTCCGATTTCTTCCAGTTTATTCAGTGAATCCATGTTTGCCATGACGCTATCCGCAACCATTATTTTCAGGTATGCACTACACCACCTTGTACGCAAGTCCGCTGTCTTTGCTGGAAACTTCTGTCTGCAACCGTACTCTTTCAGTTTCTCCTCCATGTCGTCTATGGAGCTTTCCTTTATCGCTTTGCACTCCAGATATTTCTTGGACGGCTTACATTGTATGATTTCGCCAGTGTCCGGCTCGCACCATTCAACCGGTTCGCTGGTTCCTATCCGGTACAGCTCCCCGAAAAATCCGTTTACTCTCCATGATAACCGGAGCGGTACATTTTCAGCCTCCGCAAACGCTCTTACATAGTTTTGAGTACATCTCCAGTCCATTCTACGGCTTGGGTGTCCTCCGTCTATATCGTGGTGCCAGAACTCTATCCTATCTTTCGGAACCCCAAGCTCCAGCAATTTGTAGTAGCAAGCTATGCTGTCCTTTCCTCCAGATAACAGTATTGCTATGAGGTCGTATTCTTCCAGAGGTAGTAAACTGTCAAGGTATATGCTCTTGAAATGCTCAGTGTCTTGTCGCCCCGGAACTCTTGGCTTGATTCTTACACCCATTCCATAAATAGGAGTGTCCGGTTTTCCATGAACGACCGGAGTATCTTTCGTGCAATCAGAATCTTTTATATATTCCTCCGGGAATAAATTCATCTGTCCTTTCATTTTCGCCTCCTGATAAATGCAAAGCTCCGCTTTTATACGGAGCCTTGCGGTTGTAGCGGCATAAAGCCGCTGATTGTCTGATTATGAGATTTTGGAAATCTGGAAGCAGACCGGCACATGAAGCGAATTAGACGCATACCAGTAGCCGGCACCCCCATCGCTGTACACACCGCACGCACTCGCCGAATTGCCGCTCCTGACAGAAGCCAACCACCACACTCTTGTATCTCCGTCCTCGTCCACTCTGATTCTGTTTCTTGCGTCCTTGTAATAATCAAGCTGCTTATACAGCCCCTTATCTCCGTAGCAGTTATCCTCGTCGAATACCTCTGACGCAGCCGGTAAGAACAGTTTTGTTGTGTATGTACCGCAGTTGCCGTCTTTGTCTTTCCACTCTCTGTCTACATCACTAATAACTGCCTGTAAGTCCTCCGGCAGCAATCCCCAGATTGTAGAATCAATGTAACCTCTGATGTCAGAATCAGGATAGCCGCCCTTGTTGGTGTCCTGTTCGTTCCATTCAACTTCTCCACCGATAAAGTTTCTGGTTTCAAATCTCACATACTGGTCCGTCACATCTGTTACCACAAACTCTGCCGGTGTGCCGTCTGTAAGCTCGCAGGAAACTGTTGCTCCAACCTCTATCGGGATAATGCCTTTCTTAATCTTCTCTGCCAGTTCCTCCCAGTTCATCTTGCGGTGCTGTTTTACAGTTCTGATAAAGTCAATGCTGCCCTCCTGTTTGTCCTCTGCTTCTGTTGCCGGTTCCTCGCTGTCGCAACTGCACTTGCAATTCATGTGTTCCGGGAACGGTCTTAATCTCTCTACCGGAATAGCTGTTACTCCTATCTGGATTCCCTTGTGGTTCTCGGCGTATTCAAGGAACGCCTCACGCTCTCTCTGGATAAGGTCATCTTTGCCGACAACCTCCATGCTGATACCTCTTGTTTTGATTTTGAGTTTGCTCATTTTGTTTTCCTCCTGAAATTTGATTGTGATATATTTAGGTCCGGTGGCTTTATGCCACTGGAATACCTACTGTGTGATGTTCTCTGTTTCTCCAGCAAAGCAGTTACCGCAATACCGGTAGAACATAGCTCCGTCACTCTTGCCTATGGTTTCAAATGTGGCGTATGTCGCCTGATATTTCCCTGTTTTCAGATTCATCATGTGGCTGTGAGGCTCGCCTACCTGCATTAACCCCTGTGATAAGTGTCTTGGCGGTAAGATATTCAGAAAATAATCGTAAACATCTTCGCCTACTGTATCGCCGGGCTTGCAGTATGCGTCCCAATCTGTATTTTCTCCGCTATGCTCGTCTGTGAACTTTTCCCAGCCCTTGATTGTCTTGATTTCCGTATTTGTCGTTAAATTCATCTTCCCAACGCTTCCTTTCGTAAATTGTGATAATGTCTGGTACATGGTGTCCGTTCAGAACATTCAGGGCTTGTAGCTCTGTTATGCCGAACCGATTCTGTAATTCAATCCGTAGCTCTCGCCGCTCCTTGATGTCCTGATTTCCATATTCTGGCAGGGCTTTCAACCGCTTCTGGTACTCATATACAATTTGCCTTGTCAAAAGCTCTGCCATGACTGATACCTCCTATGCTGTTTCTTCCAACTTTTCCAGCTCTTTGATAACTCTGCTTAATGCGTACTTGGCATTTGCTGTAAGCTGTCTCTGCCAGCAGCCGTTTTTCGGCGACCACTTGAATCCGTTGCCTTTCAGAATATCCCTAACCTTATCCTCCGGCTTGTCCTCAAAGAAAAGCTGTAAACGCATGATGTCCGCATTTTCTACCACCTTGCAGAACTTGTTTTCTGCTTCCTGATTGCCCTTTTCCTTTGCGGCTTTCAGGCTGTTTAAGCGGCTCTCAATCCTCTTGATGTTGGCGTTGTTGTTCTGGAGTGCGTATGACGGATAGCCGATTCTTCCGCAGAAATCCGGTTCCCTGAAATTCTTAATCTGGTCGTCAGAGTAGCCCATATCCTTTAACTGCTCGTCGCCTTTGGCTGTGTCTTTCAGCTTAACCGCCTTATTGACCGCTTTCATCATTTCCTGATTTTCTTTCAGGCTCTCCAGCTTTTCTTCCAGAAGCTCGATTGCCTGTGCGTCCCCGGATAAAATCGGCTGCTCCATTGTCAGCAGGTGTTCTATCTTTGTGGCGTAGTTCTCCAGATACTTCCAATCGTTCATCAGGGTTTCTCT